CAGGAAGGATTATCTCAAAAAATCGAACTGCAGAAGAAAATTGTAGCTCAGCAGGCGGAAGCCTATGATAAGGCCATGACAAAATATAATGGCACCGGAAAAGAGGTTGATCGGCTTGATAAAGCACTTCTCAATTCCCGAACAACCCTCCAGAGATACGAAAACGAATTGAGGGATACCACAAAGCAGCTAGATAAAATGGATGAGTCGGCTGAAGAGGTGGAAGAGACCAGCCGAAGTTTCGGGGATACGATAAGAGATGTCGCATCCGCGATTGGGGTGGAAACATCTCCACTTGTAGAGACGCTAGCTTCCAATTTTGACGGGCTCAACGAGGACATGGGCAAGGCTGTATTAACAGTGGGCACATTGATCACAACAATGGGAGCACTGACAAGCCAGACTGTAAGCCATGCCAAAGAGGTGGTTAATGTATCTCAGACGATGGGGATGACAACCAATCAATATCAGGCCTGGGACTACGTCCTGAAAAGTGTTGGCTATGACGCGGAGAGCGCATCTGGAGATTTGGCGGCATTAGCTGAAAAAGCTAAAGATGCTGCAGAAGGCGGAAATGATGCAGAAAAGACTTTTCGAATTCTCGGAATGTCAGTCAAAGATCAGAGCGGAAATCTCAAAAGCCAAAATGAGCTTTTCACGGAACTTATTTTCCATTTGCAGACAATGGAAGATGTAACTACAAGGAACGCAATAGCATCTGATCTACTGTCGACGACAGGAGAAAAAATAGTACCTCTGCTCAATATGACAAAAGAGGAACTGGTTGAGTTATACGGAGCAGCCTTTGACACAGGGTATGTGTTGCACAACAGCCTCCTGACCAGTGCCAGTGATGCGGCATACGAAATGGAGCGGTTTGGAGCAAAAATGGAAGCGGTTAAGTTAAATCTCGGAACGGCATTGCTCCCGATTTTGGAATTTTTCGTGGACATTTTAAACGCAATTCCTGCGCCGGTCATTGAGGGGATTGCGGTTTTTCTCGGCCTGACTGCAGTGTTTGGTACAGTTACAAAAGCAGTCATAACCTATCAG